CTTGTGTCGTACCGATACCACCAACGGCAACACCACGTAAGAAGTCTTGGGCAATGAATGGATTGAGTCTTCGACCTGCAAGTATCTCACGAAGTAATCCTCCATCTGGTAGAGTTTCCAATATCTCTTCTCCAATTTGTGTACCTGCTCGTAAGGTTGCATCAAGTTTATTGAGTTTTGTTGAGTCTAAAGCTGTGCCACCGATCTTTAGTTCTTTTGTAATGTCATCTAATATTTTCGAGGCTTCACTATACTCCTCAAAGATTGTTGCATATTCCGGTGCAACTTCTTCAATTGCGTCTTTAAATGCAGCTCTAATTTCACTCGCAGTTGCAAATTCTGTTGTACCCTTTTCTGTAGATTTGATAATGTCATCGAGTTCTCTTCTCGCACCAATCAATTCTTCGAGAGTTACATCAGAGGTACGGAGTTTTCCTAATGCATCTTTCTCTATAGTTTTAAGTATTTTATCTTCTGATTTTGTAAGTAAGGATGTACCTCTGTCGGTTCGAATGTCATCTGTAATATTTAAAAGGTTATCTGCAAGATTGGGTTCTACCTTAACTGTTTTCAGATCAAAATTTTTGGTGTCTGCTTTAAATTTATCATTCCTCGCTTTTTTCAGTTGTGCAAATTGACCCTCTGCTAGTTTGATGATGTCTGCATCTGTAAAACGACCTCGCATGGCATCCTTTGCTGCCTTGGTCGTATTTGGGTTTGCAAGTATTTGTATTGCCTCTTTCTTTGCACCCGTTGTGACACCGAGTATTTCTGCTGCACCTTTTCCACCAGCTTTTGTTGCAAGTGAAATAGGTTTCGTGATTGCTCTTGTTGGGTCAGTAATCGCACTTGCAAAACCAACACCCTCTCCGAGGCCTCTAGTGACGGCAGAGGATCGAAGTGCTGCACCACTACCTCCAAGTAACAAACTTAAATCGCCTACAACACCCACTGGATCAGTGGCAAAAGTCTCTCTAAATTTTTCGCCCGAACCATATCTATCTTTAAAAAACTCTGCAACATCTCGAACTAACTGTTCATTCCTCTGTTCGCCAGGAATAAAGGTACTGACAATCCCCTCACTTAAATTATATAGACTTGATACAGTTCTTGGGATATTGAGGAGTGATGCAATATCTGAAGCGAAACGACCTGCACTTGGTAAGAAGTTTGATGCTGCCCTACTCAATAGTGGTCTTGCTTGTTCTTGTTCGGTTGCCCTTTGTGATTTAAAGTCACTGTATTCTTCAGTTACCTTTGCATATTTTGGGTTTCTTTGATCCGGTGCTTTTCCCAGTTCGCCCTCTAAAAGAAATCGTGCATTATCACTTAAGTTCTCAAAATCTACTGCCATTATGAAATCCCTAATTCTTTGTCGACATCTGCATCATCTTCTTCTGTAACGGCAAGAGCAACTCTGTCATCATGTAATCGACCACTCTGTTGTGTAATCGCACCTGTCAAATCATTAACTGAATCACTTCTTATGAGAAGTGCCTTGTCTCTTAACTTTTCTAATTCTGGTATAAAGTTACTAGAGAATGGGTCAAAAGATGTCGCAATCTCTTCGAGTCTTGCACCCTCTGTTTCTGTTACTTGACCTAACGATGCTCCACCTGCCTTTAAATCTTTAAGATTATTTATAAATTCTTTGTTTCTTAAACGACCTATGGCATTTTTAACTTTGCCTGGCAGTTTTGTAAAGACACCCTGAAAAAAACCACCAGACGGCACTGCACTTAAAATAATATCAATATCATTTATGTAACTATCGGCATTTCGATTGACAGCTTGTATCGCTGCTTTATCTTTTCTTATTTTTTCAAATATTTCATTTTCGACTGAACCATCACGTATGGCCCTAATTACATACTGCCCATCATCTCTTTGCAAATATTCCTCCCCCTCTTTCAGTTTACCAAGATAATCCGGTATGCTAGTATCAGTTGTCTCCTCTGTTGGTTGTAATGCCTCTCTAATACCTAATGCCTCTGTTAACTCTCCACCCTCCAACAGACTAATACCTGCTGCAATATTTCCAAGAGCAGTTGGATTGTTAAATATATTTTGCAGTCCTTGACCAAAACTTGAACTTGGGCGTTCTACATCAACACCTATGTTTGGCATCGTTGGTATTGTATTTACTGCAAATCGGTTACCACTTGATGCAACTGGTGGTGTGTATAGTGGGATGTTTTGACTTGTAAATGCATCTGTTCCACGACCCACTCCTGGTTGCATTGCAACTGATTGGGGATCAAGTAGACCTCTTTGCACTACGGGGTTGCCTGTCATAACAGCACGAGTTTGTGCTTGTGCTTGTGTTGGGCCTAATAAAGCACCTATTTCAACAAAGTCTCTAAATAACCTTTGATTGGGATTACTTGCTATTAGTTTCGCCCTCTGTTCTGCTCTTGTTACCATGTTAAGTACCTCTAAACATTCTTAAGTCGATGCCATAATTTTGTGGTACGACACCTCTTAGTTGATTTTCTCTTTGTCTTACAAACTCATTGAGTGCTTGTCGTTGTCCAAACGATAAGTCATTGAAGCCTATTTGACGACCACTTGCAGTGATCCCAAAAGGTCTATATAGACCAGTGAGTAACCCTTGTTGGTCATCACTTGGTTGTCTGACACTTATATTGGGAAGTGTTGGGTCAATACTTACACCATCGAAGCCTCCGACTAAACTTGCAAAATCTTGACCAAGTTCTCTTTCAAGACCAAAATTTGTTATTCTCCCTGCATCGCCAATGCCAATACCAAAGTTACTAATCGGTACAAAACTAGGATCGACTTGTCCCATGTTTGATTGCAGCAATCCTAAATCTACGGCACGAGGTGTTATACGTGGAGCTGTAAGTCGTGTCGTTGATGTTGTTGGTATTGCAAAGTCTGATCCTCTAGGTTGACCTTGTTGATAAAAATTTGGATTACTTGCCAAGTTTTGTGCAACTTGTTCATTGACGAGTTGTTGTGCAACTTCTCTGTTGATGTCAGAACCACGAGGTTGTTGACCTATACCCGTACCACTACCTTGTGCAACTTCTCTCCCAAAAAAACTATACCTTGGTGGAAAGTCACGAAGTTGTGGACTCCGATTCCTTATATCATTTGGTGTGTTCATTAATCGATTGATAAAACCACCATCACTTGAGGCAGCAACATTTGCCATCCTTCTGCGTACATCCTTAGGGCCTTTAATTGGTCTGCCGATTGAACTTGCAAAATCTTCGTATGCCTTACGTCTTTTTATTTTTTCTCTTGCATAACGTTGTGGGTCTGTTTTACGTAAATTATCTCCATCACTGTATATATTTGTTGATCTCGCACTTCTCTCAAGTCTTTCTAATTTTCTTTTTTGTGCTTTAGTTGCCATGCCTTACCTCAATCAAAAATACTTGCTAGGAAAGGTATTCCTGCACTGACTAGACCGGAGTCTGCTATACCACTAGCTAATAGACCTGCACCCAATAACGAACTGCCAATACCACCTCCAGGTGTTTGTTGAGTTGTCACTTGTCCAATACCAACCTCTCCTGCACCTGCAGCTTGAAGTAAGGCATTGAGTCTTTGTCTTTCTGCCTCATTCTCTTCTGCTATTCGTGCTTGTTCTGCAACGATACTTCTTGTATCCATTTGTCTTTGGAGTTCTCCAGCAGAACCGAGGCCTTGTATTCTTTGTAGTTCGAGATTTTGGACACTTGGTACTGCACCTATACCTTGTAGTTGTAATGCACCTGCAAGTCTTTCTGCATCAGATATCTGACCTGCTAACTGTGCTCTTCGATCTGCCTCAAATCTTTGTTGGTCTGCCAAAAGAGGTGCAACGGCAGTTCCAATGCCACGACCTAATGCACTACCAAAGGCATCACTGCCAAGTCTACCTGCCATCGAATATTGTGAGGTTATGGAATCTGTCTGATCTGCGATACGATCTCTTATGACTTGATCTAAAAACTCTGGACTTAAATCTCTTTCAAACTCTTGTTGCAACAAAGTTGGTTGCCCAATAGTACCGGATAATAAATTACCAACTGCACCACTTGTATCGGCTATCAACCCAGGGTCTTGTCCGAATTGTTGTAATCTTTCAAGTTGTGCTTGTTCTATTGGATTGACTGCAGCAAATCTATCGCCTTGAAAAACCTCTGGTTGGAAATCTCTTGCAGCTTGAAAGACCTCTTGTTGTACGTTTTGTAAGTAGTCTGGTATCTGGACACTTTGTGTCGTAGTCGATACTGATCTTCCTTTACTCATTATAACCTCTTCTCATATTGTATGTGTCGGACATTCCATCCGTATTTATTTAAATATCGACTCCATGCTGTGCGACCATATCCTTCGATATGTGTGCATGAATTTAACTTTGCGACTTCTTCAAATTTATCCATGACGATTGGTAACCACTCTTTCATGTTTGTACCTGCAACAAAATCGATGGCAAAAGCCTTTGTCTTTGGATATTGCAGGACTCGTGTGCTAAGAACTGCTTGTATAATCTTGTTCTTATCTTTCTCTTCGTAGACGATCCAAAGGAGATATTGACCTGCTTTTGCAGCATCCAACAAATCCTCTGTTCCAATCCTATCCGGAGTCAGTAGAACGGCACGTTTAATTATTGGTTCGATGTGTACCCACATGTCGTCAAGTTGGGCCATCGGTATTGGTAGTAAATTCATCCGATTATCGCGTAAATAAAAGTCCTATCATTTTGGCTATTATTTGCATGAGTGATAGTAAAGCTACTATCTGCTCTTGCAGAAATAAATATTGACCCTGCACCTATTTCGGCAGAGGCATTTGCAGTAGTGGGTACATAGAGTATGACACTATCTGTACCTGCTCTCAAATCTGTTACTTGTGTTGTCGTTGCACTTGCAGTCAGTGTAAAAGTTCCGGTTGCGTTATTCTTGCCATCGACAAGTAAGTTCACAACAGATGCAATCTCTCTTGGTGTGCCTCCTTGAGGTGGCAACTTACGATAGTTGAACTCTGTCATTATCTTTTACCTAATGCTGCACCCTCAATGTCACATCCTAATAAATATCGAAATTCTCCACTTGTCTCTACACGCACACGATGGTAACGACCATGTGAACGTACATTGCAAAAGTTGTCATCACTAAGTGACGATGTACTTGTAAATGTCACATCGTTTAACTGTTTTGACCGACTACCCACCGATACAGATAAGGTTGGTTGTACTGCTGGGTTTTTTGCTGTCACATATGGTATGACTTTGTTTATCACACTTGTTCGCATCGGTGCTACTTCAAACTCACGAGTTGTTACAGTCGCCGATAATGGTGTGCCGGTAAACGTATGTATCTTTTTATCTTTTGACGCAGCCAATGTAAAACTATCGCCTTTGAATAACGGACTATCAAGACTTGTCCCTAGTGCATCTATTGACGAATTGATATTATCTAATTCCTCAAGTGTACTACCTGGGATCAGTATTGTACCCAAACTTTGGTGGTCGAGTTCGATAAGACTCCATTTATTGATAGCATAATTATATGCCAACATTCTATCCGGTTCGCCACTTGTTGATGCAATGCTTGGATATGACCACATGGCGACTTGATTTTGTGGGTCTATCGCAGCCGTCAACCGATGTGTAAATGCAGGGTTTAAGTCATCATAGAAGAATGTGTCAACTTTCTCTGAACCAATGGGGATTGACCTCTGTCCGTCAAACATAAAGAAACCATCTGGCGAGAGATAAAATATTGCATACGTTCCTAGTGCAACCACTGAATTTGACAAGTCACAACCATGAGTTGTCTCAATCATCTCAACAGAGAATATAATAGGGCTGCCAACATACTCGATACGTGCAATGCCTTTCTGTAAAAGCACGACACCTACGTTTCCTCCGACAAGACCAGTTATTTGTCCTTTATCTGGTATTGTTTGAATATCTGTTTGGTTAGTGCCAATAGTCCAATCAGTAGGGTCATTGATGGCAGAAAAATAAATACGATCAGAGTGAGTATTGCCACTATACTTAACATTACCAGTGACAACAAAATCTCGTACAACTGCAATATGCTTTGCTGCAGGTGCTCCACTAATCGGATCAAAATTACTCGAACTCTCAATATTAAACTCCTGCAATGCTTGGTTGTGACCACCGGCAGCGATCAGTGAATTACCGAACTGAACAAACTTCCACACATCGTCTGTTCCCAATGTGTAGTTTCCACTGGTAGACACACTATCTAAATCAGAGTCGGCACTTGCATATCTATATAATTTTGCACTAGCTCCTGCAAACAGTTGCACTGTGCCATCTTGTTTTCTTGTTGCAAACATGCCACGTATGTAGTTATCGGCAACACCAGATATTTGTGCCAAACTTTTCATCGGCACGTAACCTCGTATTGATGGCAAAACATTCTTTGCCTCTAGTACACCAGAACTTCCTAAATCTGATTGGTCTGGTAACCATTCTCCAAACTCTATCATTGTAGTGTACCCCACTCTGTTGTTGTTGTTGAAGTCTCTATCCACGTTTCACTGCCAACAGTGACCTCTGTCCACGTCTCCCCACCGACTGATGTTTCTGTCCATGCCTCGCCTAATATTTCTGCAATTGTCTCGGCACTAAATGTTATGCTCTCTCCTGCCGATACTTCCATGATGCGACCAAAACCAGCACTTGTCGTAATACTTATTGTTACGTCTGCACCGGCATCTAATATGACGTTGCAACTTGAGGTTGCATTGATTGATATTGCAACACTTTCTGATACTGTTTTTATAAGACCTGCAGCACTACTTTCAGTGATTGCGATTGTTACATCACTACCGACCTCTTGAATGAGGCCACTACCACTTGTTGATGTAATCGCAATAGTTACTGCCGATGAAGTACCTAATATACGATTTGCAGTGGATGACGTTGTGAGTGCAATTGATACTGCTGCACTTGCACTATGTAGTGTAAGATTATCTAATTGTTCTAAAGTGAAAGAATCAAGGGAGTCCATCGTGCCAAAGGCATCTAACTCCTCCATTGTTGCCATGAGACTATGCAGCAGTTATGTCAAGTTCGCCGGCTGCAATACGTAGTATGTCTCCAGTAGTGACTGCTTTGGAAGCAGAGAAAGCACCATGTATCAGTAAGTTTCCACCACTACTCGCATCAAATAACCCGAAGTGACTAATCGTTCCTTGATTTCCGGTGGCTGCTGGGAAATCGATATTATTCGTATTGTCTGAGACCCCACCACTTGCCGCATCAAATGCTATGGATTGTCGTGCATAACCATTGCCACTTAATTCTGTACCACTATTGTCATCGCCAAAACTACCGGTTGAAAGTCCAATATAGACTGTACTAGGTGGTGTGTATGCAGAGTTTCTCAGTATATGGTCTAGTATTTCGTTTTCTAAAAAATTGCTCATTGCAGACATATCTATTTTCCTCTATATGTTGTTTTCATTGATAAGACACCACCATATCTGGCATCTTCTGTATCTCTAATTATTTCAGACATAATACGTGTGAATAATCCATCGTATTGTGTTGCTCTCGCCTCATCCATCAGATAGGTGTAGGCATTTGTTAACGACCCATACAGATATGCATCGGGGTGTCTTGTAAGTATTGTGTTATTTGTTGTCGTGTCTGACAGAGAGTCTATGCCCTCTCCATAAACTATTTCGACTGTATATGTTGTATCCGGAATGGGCCTCAATTGTATTTCCGTTCCAATGATCGTATATCCTCGTGGTTTGCCATTACCACTTTGACTATATTCTTTACTCAACATTTCGGCAGTATGGAACTTCAGTATGGTAAATGGATCAGTATTAAGTTGCACGTTTCTAATACTTCTCAGATCAGTTGGCAGACTGATAAATCCATCTCCTGCCACTGTTGTTGCAGTCGCACGTTTTTCTTGTGTTCTCGAACTCAACTCACGACTCATACGTGCCTCTGCCAATTTAATAAAATCTGGTATTTGTGATGTTAAATCATCTCGTGCCAAGAAGTTGGCTATCGCTGTTTTCAAATCACTGTAGGTTGAAAGTGCCATCAGATTAATCTTCCAGTTGTTGTTCTAAATGCTTCATTATCTTTATCTTGCAGCCACCTCATCCATGCCTTTGGATTGTCTCGTGGTTCGCCAAACTTGAGTAGTAATTCATGGTAGAGAACTGCCGGTATCTCTCCTACTTTCTGCCAATGTTTTTGTGTGTTACCAATCAAGTCCCCAGGTCTGTGAAAATCTCTTTGTGATTTTGCAAGATCACGTATTGGGTCTATTTTTTGTTCTGTCTTATATACGAAGTGTTCTTCATTCGCATCGTATTCCATCGTTGTCTTTTTTGAAATACCATCACTTGCGACTGTTATTTTCTTTGCCATTATAACCTCATGTGAGGGGGGATGAACCCCCCTCGTTGTCTAAATACCTTATGAAGTATTCAATCCGAATATGAAAGCATGTGCTTTTGGAGCACGTACGATCAATGCATATTCTGTAATGATTGCAAATTTAGTTGCATCGCCAGTTGGTGCAACATCGCTTACTGCGAAGTTTCGACCTGGCAATGTTCCGATTGCGACATAGTCTGTATCAATTACATACATTTCGCTGTTCGGTGCTTGTCTGTCAACTACTGCATTTACAGTACCAAAGTCAGATAAGAATAAACTTACTGAACCAACGATTGCTGCCTCTTGAGGAGCAGTTGTTGTGATTTGGTTGGTTGCTACTGAACCAGATGATAGACCAGAGAAAGCAACTTTGTTTGCAGGAGACATTACTAGTAATGATGGCGAACCACCATCTTCGTATGCTTCTTTGATTGCTGCCTCGATTTGTGCAAGTGTCAGTGCTCTCGCAGTACCAGTTAAATCTGCAGTATCACTACCATCTCCAGTGGCATGGCCCATGTCAGATGGTTTATCGCCATTTGTTAGCCATGTAAGTAGTTTTGCAGTTTTTCTTGGGTCAGATGCAGATTTTGCTTCGTTCTTGAAAAGTGACTTTTCAATGTCACGTCTTTGTTCTAGTCCTTTGATAACTTTGACGTATGCAGTTTCTTTATCTCGACCTGCTTTATCAACAACATCAAGTGTTGCAGATACGGATGCAGCTTGTGCTGCGATTTGGTGTACGTTTGATAAACGTGTTGTTGCTGTTGGGTTTACGTATGAGTAGTCTGCACCCTCATTCACATGGTTTGTGTCAACTGCAGCAGCGAGTTCTTGGACTTGCCATTCAGTTGTAACCCCTGCAGTTGTTTCTTTTGCTGCAGCAGTGAATAATGGTGTTTCTGCTGGATCAATCCGATAAATAATATCAGATAAATCTTCTCTTTCCCCAATAGCATTTGTTGTTAAAAATGTTGCCATTGTTTTTACCTATTCAGTTATTTGGTTAAAAGATATGAAATCGCATCTTCTTTCCGACCCGATTTCGCTAATTTGTCAAAAGCCTTTTTTCGGTTTTGGTCTGAAACATTAACTTTACCTTTTGGTTTACCTGCTCTAAGCATCTTTGGTGCTTTCTTTACTTTCTTTGTTACAACTGGTTTCTTTGCTTGTAACTCATCATAAAGATATGCACGTCTTAAGAGATCAACGACTCGTGAGTCGCTTGTTGCTGCAATTTCTTGGTCATTAAAACCAAAACGTTTTGCATAAGTCACAATGTTATTACGTTCTCTTTGGGCCACTTCATCGTTCTTCCACTCTGGTATTCTATCTAAGAGTTTTGCTTGTTCACTTTGAATGTACCTTTGATGTATCGCTTGTTGCTCTTCTTGCAATGCCTTTGATTGTGTCTCTTTATCTCTTAGGTCTTCTTTTGCTTTCATGTAAGCCATCGGATCACTTTGATACAACTCTGCCCATTGCTGGTCTGTCATATTACCATTTTGGTATTGTGCCAGTTGTTGTTGCAGTAGGGCTAAGTTCTCTGCATAATATTTCCGTTCTGCCTCAACTTGCTGTGCATCACTTTGGATTTTTTTACGTTCCTCTGCTGCCTCTCGCAATCGTTTCTGTGCAGTTTGTTCTAACTGGTATGATTTGATTAAGTCTTCGGCACTAACCTCGACTTCCTCTCCATCAACCTTTGCTAGATAAATATCTTCAGTGACTTCTTCTTCTGATTCTTCGTCATACTGTTCACTTTCTTCGTCAGTCTCTTCTTCGACAGATTGGTCATTGACTTCTGCTTCTGTTTCAACTTCTGATTCTTCAGTGGATACGTCTTGTTCGACCATATCTTTAGACTCTTGAACATCTTCACTTGCCTGGATAGGGGTGTTTTCTCTATTCAAAAGTAAATTGATTGCCTCACTCTGATCGAGTGGTGCATTTTCAGTGTTAGTTCCATTAGGAATACTAGCCATTTTTTACTCCATTGTTAGTTACTTTTTACGAACAATGCTATCAATTTGCTGTGTTGCCATTTGTCCAGAGGATATCAGACTTGCAATTTCTAGTTCGATTTCCTCTACTGCTTTATGCAAATAGAAAGCATGTTCTCTCTTCTCCGTATCTTGGTGATCGGTTTGTGACCAATCACGGATATAGGATTCTTTAAGTTCGCTAAATATTTTTTGTAATAGTGGATTGTTTCGCAGATTCTCTGCTTGTAACCCACGTTGTCTTTCTTCGTCTAGTGACATGTGTTGTTATGCTCGTGGTAGATTTGTACTGATATCGCCACCTAGTGCAGACTTTTGTGCTCTAAGGTCTAATTCTGCTTGTAATTCTTCTCTACGTAGTTCTAATTGTTGTTGGAACTTCTCACGTTCGAGTTCTAATTCTAACAACATTTTTTCTCTTTCAAGTGCTATATCTGCTTGGATTTTTTGTCTTTCTAACTCGATCTCTTGCATTTGTTGGTTCATCGGTGCATTTGCACTTGCAGCTTGTTGTTCTTGTTGGGCAAGTATCTGATCGATTTGTTCTGCACTATTGAAGAACTGCGAGGTATCTTTGAACCCTGCCATCTCAATGATCTTACTCAATGTGTTGACATATTGACTTGGTTTGACAACTGGATTGTTCATACCAAGTTGTCCAATCAGTTGTTCTTGTTTTCCTGCAATCTGCAGAAGCATCGCCATCTTTTCTTCTTCACGACCATTGCCAAGTCCTACTTCGATACTGATGTCAAACTCATTATCAAAGGCACGAGGGTCTATCGTTACATATTCATTTCTTAATCGTATGGTCTTTTCTTTCATCATGTGTTTTTGACATAATAACAAGACTAACTTCGCAAGGTCTCTGCAACCGGTCTCTGCAAACACACGAGCAATCATTTCTGTCTTTAGTTGTGCTCCTTGAATTGTACTTTGCACTGCTTGTGCCGTGGTAGATTGCAAGACTTTTGGATCAAGGCCCAAACTCGCTTTTGAGAAACCAGTTCTTTGGTCACGTACTTGGTCGATGTACTCAAGCATGTTGAAACCAGTTGCACCGATTTGTGGCACATTTAATGCTTGTACCATGCCTGGTGCTCTCATCCTCACAATATTCCCTGGTCGTGCAGAAAGTAAGTCCTCAAGGTTTACTTGACCCTCAACAACACCGACTCGTGAATTGTTTGTTAAGTACATGTTATCGAGTAGTTGTCGCAGCACTGTTGATTTAATAAGTTGTAAGTCTTTGACCATCTCTGCAACAGATCGACCCACCATTCTATGTGGCATTAATATCGGCGATACAATACAGAAAGGTATGTGGTCAAAAGGATCATTTTCTAATATGAAGTTTTGTTCGCCAATCGCCAGAACACGTCTCATTTCTGGTATGCCATCGCCATCGTAGTCTGCTCTAAGATACATTTCTGTAACCAAACAATCGTGCATGGTTGGGTCGTTCTTACTTTCGTGTTTCGCACCACTCTCTGTATCTTGGAAACGTTGTTGCACTTCCATTTCGTTTTCTATTTCTGAATAGCCGGAATATTGCAAAACAGTATCGTAGTCATATCCATCATTGACGAGGTCGCCAACTTTCATTGTTGTTCTATGGGCAACGAAGTCTGCAGTTTGTAGATCAACGGCACGTCTTGAAAACAGAAACTCTTCGGGTGGCACGTTGATAATCTTTGTTTTGCCACTGTTTTTACGTCTTTTGATCTCTACGTCAAAGGTACGTCTCAATGGTATTTGGTTCTCGCCACTTACAATGTTTTGTACGTCTTGTTCATCGATCTCTTCATCTTCTGGAAGATCACTATCATCGGCTACTACACCGACCTCATTGATTGATTGTGATACGACCTCAACATCGTCATCGTCAAGAAGTATGGTCAACTCCTCTTCGTTTAGGTTCTTGTACTCTTCCTCTACGACTTCGATGTCTTCATCAAAGAATACTTTGAGTACACCAACTTTAAATAGTAAGGCATCCTTGAACCAATTATATATGTTCACAAAACCATTATTTTCACTGTTGATGACGTAGTTCACTAAATCAGTTGCTTGTTCGGCTGCCTTTACATCTTCCGGTTGTCTTGCAATGAAACGTGCAAAATTATCAGAAGAAGAAAATACTTTCATCAGTTGAGGCATGATGTATTCAATAGTATCAGATACCTCCGTTGCAACGACTTGTGACCTATCCTCAACCTCATTACCAAATGGTTCGCCAAGATAATAATCAAGGGTCTCCGATCTATCTGCCGAAAATTCAGTATCGTAATAGTTTACGGCATCAACCATGTGGTCATCAATTAGGGCCTTAAATGTGCTATCATCCATTTTTGCCATATTACTTACTCTTTTTCTTTCTTTTCTTTTTCAATGCTTTGAAGTCTGCACCGGTAATTCTATCTCTTGGTTTTGCTACTCTTGC